CGCTGCGTAAAGAAGTGCAGGGCGAGATTGCACACCTGAAAGGGCTTGACCCGAGGATACAGCAGGCGATTGAGGATGCGTGGAACGCGGGGCAGGACGCAGCCGACGAAGCGCTGAAGCGTGCGGATGTAGGTGAACTCTACACCAACGTAGCCGCCGAGCAACGCGGGCTTGAGAGCGTTCGAGTGCTGGCAAAGACAACTATCGGGGCGCTCGACTCCAGCCATAACGTGATACTACGAACCGCGCAGGACGTTTACCGCAAAGTGATATCCGAGACAGCTTCGCAGGTGTTGACGGGGACCATGACGCGGCGGCAGGCCGCTCAAGTGGCGCTGAACAGGTTTGCCGATAAGGGCGTCGTGAGCTTCACCAACGCACGCGGCGCGACTTACGACATGGCGAGCTACGCGGAGATGGCAACCCGGACGGCAACGAGTAGCGCCGCCGTGGAAGGTCATATGGGGCGGCTGGAAGAGACGGGCCATGACCTGGTGATAGTCACCGACTCCAGCGAGCCTTGCGAGATGTGCATGCTCTGGGAGGGTGTTGTTCTCTCCGTCTCTGGCAACACGCCAGGGTACCCGGCAGTTGACGAAGCGATAGCCGATGGGCTTCGGCATCCAAATTGTTGCCACGGGTTCGACATCTGGATTGAGGGCGTGAGCGAGAAGCCGACTCTGATACCAGCCGAGGAACGGCAGAGCAACTACAAAGAGCGCGAGCAACAACGATACAACGAGCGGGCCATCCGCAAATGGAAACTGCGAGAGGCAGTGGCGATGCCGGGCGGTTCGGCGGTCGATGACGCCGGCGTCGCGAGCGCCCATGCCAAGGTTTCGGAATGGCAGGGTAAGCAGCGCGAGTTCATCGCGGATACCGACCGGCGGCGGGATTATGGCAGGGAATCGATAACAAAAGCGAGGTAACAACAATGGCAGACAATACGCCTAAAACAGATATGAATATGGTCTGCTGCGATGCCCCCGGCACGGGATGCACGCCAGCAGATAACGAATGTCCCGTGCCGTGCTGCACCGATTGCCCGATGCCGACTAACAAGCCGTCAACGGATGCGCCCGGAACCGGAACGGGGATGCCGGGGCAGATGTAGGGCAATCCTAAAACTTAATAGATTTTCTCAAGCCTCCCGGCTGAAACTGGGAGGCTTTTTCTATGGGCGAACGGCCCTTAAACGGAATAGCCGACAGGCTTAAAACGGGAGATTGATTCAATGTTTTCCAGATGGCTACTCACTCGCGGATTTTACCTTCAGGCCGATGACGCGGCGGCAGGCGGTGACTCGAAAGATGACGGCGGCAAAGGTGGAGATGACGCCGACTCCAACAAAGACGGCGACGGTGACGCCGGAAAGACTTTCACCCAAGCGGACGTTGACCGAATCATTGACACCCGACTGAAACGCGAGCGCAAGGATGCAGCGGCAACTCTGGAATCTGAAAAGGCCAAAGCTGCGATGACTGAGGCCGATCGGCTCAAGGCCGAGAAAGCCGAGAGCGAAAAGAAGGCCAGTGACGCTCAGACCGCCGCTGATAAGCGCGTCATAGCCGCCGAAGCGAAGGTTCAGGCGAGTACGGCGGGCGTCAAGCCGGAGGCGCTTGGCTATGTGCTCAAACTCGCCGACCTCTCAGACGTGACTATCGGCGATGATGGCGAACCGGATGCGGCTGCGATCAAGGCAGCTATCGAAACCGTGCTCAAGGATGTTCCGGCGCTCAAAGGGACGGCGGGCACGGGCGGTAAAGCGGGATCGGAGTTCGGCGGCAACGGCGGCCCGGTCACGCTCACCGAGGAGGCCATATCGAAGATGACCTCCGATGAATTGAAGTTGAGAATGCCTGAAGTGGAGGCGTTCTACAAAAACAAGAAATGAGGCAACATAAATGTCAATCAAAAACTTTATACCCGAACTTTGGGTAAATAGGCTCCTTCTGAAATTCAAAAAGAGCCTTGTCTATGCAGCCGCCGCCAATCGCAACTATGAGGGCGTAATCAAGAACCTGGGTGACACCGTGCGCATATCCGGTCTCGGGCCGATCACGGTTAGCGCGTACTCCGGCTCGACGCTTAGTTACCAGAATCTCGAATCTGAACAGCAGATCATGAAGATCGATCAGCAGGATTACTTCGGATTTGCGATCGATGACGCCGACAAAGCGCAGGCGGGCGTCGTGTTCATGTCGGACGCGATGGATCGTGCGGCATATGCGCTGCGAGACACCATTGACCAGTATATCGCTGGCCTCTATCTGAGCGCGGGGACTCAGGTATCCACGGCGGCGGTGAACTCGGTGAATGCTTACGCCGCATTGCTCACTATGCGCCAGGCACTTACCGCGCTGAACGTGCCGCTCGAAGGCCGATGGGCAATCATCCCGCCATGGTTCACCAATTCCCTGGTGCTCGGGAAGATTCTCCTTCCGTCTGTGATGGATAACCCAGCGTATGAGAACGGCGTAGTCGGCCGGGCGGCTGGTTTCGAGCTTCGCGAGTCGAACAACGTGCCGTTCACGGGCGGAACTACCTACCAGATCATGGCAGGCACGAACGCGGCAATCAGTTACGCGGGCCAGATCGATCCGGAAAAGGTCGAAGCGCTTCGTGATAAGGATTTGTTCTCGGACTTCATCCGTGGCCTCTTGCTCTTCGGTGCAAAGGTGGTCTACCCGGATGCGCTGGTGAACTTCCCCGCGACAATCGCAGCCGAGCCGTAATAGGCAGGACTTCGTAAGCAATTATCGGCCCGGTGAAAGCCGGGCCATTGTGAATAAAGAAAGCAGGTATCAAAAATGGCTGATCAGACGATCACCCCGGTACAGCTGGTGATAGATACGTTCAAGGAAAGCGCGGGAACCGTGTGGGCGACACTCACCGCCGCAAATGCTGGCGTAGTCGTGGCTCCTAAAGACGGCAAGTACCTTTTGGAGTTCATCGACGATACGGGTGGCGCTGTAGTGACGATTACAGGCAGCACGAACGCAGACAAGTCGAAAGAGGGGCTGATGGGTGAAAATGGTTCTCTTGCGTCTAACGCTACTGCCGTGCTCGGTGGCACTGGCGCTGTAATGACGAATAACGACTCGACATCCGTGCCGATCATTACTTCGATCGCCATCGACTCCTCACGATTCAAGCAGATGTCCGGCTCTGACCTGGGCAAGCTGAGGATAACAACTACCGCGGCGATCTACGCGCGCTGTGTCGTTCTGCCGTAAGGAGGCTGTCATGGCAAAAGGTGTAACGAAGAATTTCACTTACTCCAAGGGCGGCGGTCAAATCGGGGCGACACAACGTGGGGAAGTGCCTGCCGAGGTCGTTCCTGTTGTCGAGTCTCCGGTGGAGGCTACTACACTGACTACCGACGGCAAGACAACGATAGACTACCCGACACTGAAGCCGGGCGAGGCCATTGTTACCGAGGGCGATCCTGTTGAAACGCAGATCGAACCTCATCAGGAAGGTACGGACGCATCATGAGGAGACTGATTCCTCTTCTACTCATTCTGATTCTGCTGGTGTCGGCGATTCCGGCGCTTGCTCAGTACCAGAATATGAAGGAAACCAATGTGTTGACATGGACGGGTAGCGCCTGGGCGCGACTCACTAAGGGCCAACTCTACAACTACACTACTCCGACTGCAGCCGCGACAATGGCGGTGGGCGGAGGCTATGGGTCGACCGGATGCACCATCGCGGCCACGGGCACTATTTCCACCAATGGCGCTCTTGTCGTGGACAGCACCGGATTGATTACCGGGGCGTTTACGAATATGGGGCTGGCGAATCTCAATGGCGGGATAGCGATTACCACCAATAAGCTGACTGTTGATAGTGCTGGCAATATCGCCGGGACTGGCACAATCACGATGAACACAAACAAGTTCACCGTGGATTCTTCGGGCAATGCGCTTGTGGCGGGAACACTCACCCAAACCGGAGCCGTGACGTGTGCGAGCACACTTACCGCGAAGCGAAGCATTGCGAGTGATATAACCGGCGCGACATCAACAATGACCGTCGCGGGCACTCCGAGCGGCTCAGTGATAAGCTGCACGGCGGCGACCGTGGCCGTAACCCTCCCCGCGCTTGCTGCCGGGGTCACTTACACGTTCATCATGGCGGGCGCGACCTCGTTCACACTTACGGGGCCTTCTGCCTGCGTGTTTTGCGATGGGCAGACGGCTGCAAAGACTAACTTGGTGTGGTCTACCACGCCGCTCTATCTGTCCGTGTCGGTTGTGAGCACGGCGTCAAACTGGGTCGTAATATCCTATACGACAGCGCCGGACTCCTCTTCGTAATAAACCGCAAGGGCCGGGCCGGTTTCGATCCGGCCCTTAGCCTCTCTTTGGAGAGTTAGACATGAACAAGTTTTCGACAATCAAATTAGTGGTTTTGCTCTGTATGTTGCCGACGCTCGCGTGCGCTGCCACGACTCCGATCATAGATTACCCGAGCTTGAATGCGATGGGTGCAAACGTGCTCTCCGTTGGCAAGGGGCTGAAGTATACTACCGTCCAGGCGGCGGTCACGGCGGCGGCGGCGTTGACTGGGCCAGTTACGATCGAGGTCCCCGGTGGCGTTTACACCGGCAACATCTCGGCTACAGCAGGGCGAATCAATATTTTGGCACTGGGGCCGGTCGTGTTCATGGGCACTGTTACCACCCACAACAGCATCAATGCAACCGGAGTGACGGACGGCGCCGCGACTATCACTCTGATGGGCAATATTCAGGTGATTAGACCTGGTGGAACCGGCATCGCGGCGACCGATTCAGGCGTATCGTTCTACAATCCGGGCACGCCAGTTCCCGTGACCGTAGTATGCCATGATGGGATGGTTTATAACCTGGTGCCAGATACTACGGCAGTGCTGTACAGCCTGCCGGGAGTATCGTATAACGACAGCGCGGGAGAGACTACACCAATAGCCGGGCACTATGACGCTGTTCAACAAGTTAGTGCTATCGATTACGCGTGGCTGCGAGGTGTTCCGATTTCCCAAGCGATGTCGAGCGCGGACGTTACCTGGCCTATCGGCGATTACATGTCGTTGGGACAAATGCGGCGAGAGAACTATTGGCGCGGCGCTGAGTTTATGACCTACGGGGGGAGTTTGGTAAACCCACAGGGTGGAAAATGGACTGGCCCAACTACCATGTTCCCGATGGTGGGCCCTCCGAATACACATGTTCGTTGTGTCGTCAGTGGCGGTGTAATCCAATCGGCAACGGTAGTTTGGCAATCTGCTACACATGTGCAGGGGGAACTCTTATACGTATGGCCGTCGTTTACCGGGCTTTCCTCATCGACTACCGATAATGGCGGTGTCCACGGAACGTTGGTGGCAACGACGGTAGTGAACGGATTAATTACAGTTTTAGGTGTCAATACAGGCGGGGCGAATTACGTCGCTGATGCAGATGGTATTGCGGTCTATCCAGCATTGTCAGCACAATACGGATTAGTTGCTCTAGGATCTGGTGAGACTACGGTTACAGCCAATACAGTACCGGTGATCTCTACCAATTCGTACAGATCAGGGATAGGCTTCGCTGCTGGACAGGTAGCAACCGTGTATAACGACGGCGCATCCGCGGATACTGTTACCGTCGCCTCTGCCGGGACACCTGGGGCGACTGGCTCTATTTCATCAATTACTGCGCACTCCACGAATGCATATACTTACACGGGCGGCACGGGCTGCACTTTTATGCTGACAGGTGGAAATACGTATTTTCCTCGTGATAGCACTATAACTCCTGCCAATGGCGGGACTGGTTATGCTGTCGGAGATATCCTTGCTATTTTAGGCGGTACTACCAACTCCCTGAACGATCAATTAGTTCGTGTGGCAACACTCAGTACCACAGCCGTTGCAGCAGCCGTTGTGTGTCGTAATTTCCCTGCTGACGTGGCACACTATACGGCAAATGCCACTCTAAATACCGGCATATGTAAAATGCTCACGGTCCCCGGCGCTTATCCTACTGCTGCGGCTGCTTATACCGGCGAAACGCTGGGAGTAAGACAGTTCTTGGAGAATGCTACATCGGCTGATGTTGTAGTTAATAAAGGTGCTAGTGAAATTCCACTTCCATTGGGATTGTTGGTGAACGGCGCGCTGATGTACAACGATTGGCACGGTCCGGACGAAGTTTTGAGGTACGATCAGTATGGATTTGGGAGCATATATCCAATGTCAACGGCGGCCCCCTGGATAAGCGCTGCAAAGTCGGCGTACAGTTTCATCACCGGAGGCAATGTAGATTTCAGTGGGCCTTACAGCCCCTATTTTGGCGGTTCGAAGAATCTCAATGCATTGTTGAGTCCTATATCTCTATCGTTCAATATGCAGCCTCCGGCGTCCCCCACAATATTCGGATTCATGATTGCTGAAACTAACACTGCCAATTACGCACCAGATATTGCTTCTGCCGATTTCAAGAAGTGCATTGATTTACTGTCTGCATGGCAGCAAGCCGGGCTCATCAGGTGTATGTCGCCTACGATGTATTTCACCCCGAGTCAGTGGAATGCGCCGAACGGACTGCCGCAGTCGATAGACACGTTGACAGCCGCGCAAACTACCACCGGCGGCACTATGCGATATTCCAATTCTGGCGGTGGTGCATGGTCGGCTACAGGGGGTAATCCCGGAGCGTGTATAACCTTGATTGCTAACGCCAAACTTAATGTGTATGGTGTTACTTTCTCGGGATCGTCTTTTGAAATCCCAAAAATTAACGGTTTTACTCCTGGCAGAATACATGTATTAGAGTTTGATGTATGCGGGAGCAATCTGGCAATAAATATGGGGTACAACTATATCGATTCGACCGGGACACAGCAGGGGGTAAGCAGTAGTCTTAACAAGGATCTGATAAATGATTGGAGTGGATATTACCGCAATGGCGAAAAACTCACCGGCAACATTGCCACACACTTGTTATTCGGCAGCGGCCCCGGCCCCGGCTGGCGACACTATAGGCTCAATATAGGCATTCCAACCTGGGCGCAAACAGTCAGCATGACGCTCCAGCGTCAGGGGTATGGTTCCGACAATAGTGATGGCACTATCCAAACGTTTCCCGATACATCACCCCTCAATATCACGAAAGTCGCAAACCTGACGTTAAGGCTCAATTAGACCCTCTACCCCCTCCCGCGCGGGGGCGAAAGATAGGATGATATGAGGATTACTTACCACGCACTGGCCGATCCTACAGGGGTCGCATATTCAGGGGGAACGCCGCCGTTTCTCACGGTCGCGCAGGTTAGCGCAATCGGAGATCATCTGTGGTGGAGTGGGTCGGCATGGGCAGGAACAGCGCCCGACCCCGCGATATCTATGGTGGGGACCGCACCTGACTATCACTACGACATTCCGAGCGTAAACATAGACCCGACCCTAAATTACATAGTCAACACAAGCGGGGACGGTATTCTGATTAACTACATCACTGCGACCGGCGCTGAACTCCTGGCGATGTTCCCGGACCTGATCGCCGCCCCCCCCGCCGACGCCTACGCCACAACATCCGACCTCGCCACATACCTGGATGTTACCCTGGACGGCATACCGACAGGCTCGGGGCGGATGCTCCTGCGAGCCAAAGAGCTTATCGACTACGTAACGCTCAACAAAGTAGATACCGCTCTGCCGGCTCACGTGAACGCCGTCCGAAGCGCGTCTTGTGCTCAGGTAGAGTTTTGGGTTGAGAAGGGCGAAGATGCGGACGTTGCCGGGCCGAATGAGCAATACAGCGCAGGCAAGCACTTCAACGTGCAGCAGGGGCAGGGGAATCAACGGGTAGCGCCTACCTACCTCGCTCCACGTGCGGCTCGTGCTCTGCAGACGGCGGGCCTGTTGTTTCGCGGGGTGTCAATGACATGAAACTGCCGTCCCACGAAATGCGCGATACTGTAACCGTGAGGCCGCATACCGGCCACTCCGCGCTCGGGCCGGTATATGGCACGGAATACAGTCTGCAAGCACGTGTCGAACCCTATACCGCGCAGGTGACAAACGACAAAGGTGAAGAGGTATTGGTGAGCGCCGAGATGATGTGCGGTGCCGATTGCACACTCAGAG